TTCATAGTTTCTACGAATACTTAGTACCTGTCTGCTTTGTTCTTCTACAGTTACGATATAAGGTAGAGATTGATCTTTACCTTCTATATCAAGGTAACAATGTTGTTCAAGTAAAATATATTGTGGATCTTTATCAGAGCTAGGGGATATACCTATAATTGTATCCATCTTTTCAGCAAAAGATGTTTGATTTATTTGGCTAGGATCTGGTAATTCAATATCTTTATATACACCAGAACGTACATCTCTTTCTAATTCTACAGGACTACGATAGATAACATGTGTATAACGATCTGCATTTCTTAGATCTGTAGCAAAGTAAGACACATAGAATTGATCTATAGGTATAAATTCTGATACTGGACGTTTAAGAGTAGAGTCATAGTATGTCTTTTTAAATGCTGATCCTATTAGGGGAAGATGGAACAGCATTCTTTCAAACTCATCAAAGTATTCTGGCATCTGCTCAGTTACTTGATAGTTCATAAAGTTCTGTACTCTATTAGCTTGCATCTCCTTCTCTGGAGTAGACTTACCAAGTATGTTTGTTTTTACAGGACCAGAACTAGGAAATAGTTCTCCTGAAGCTTTGGACTGAAACTTTACAGCAGACTCAATAAGAAGTGGGTGTACGGCTGTACAAGCTCCTTCAAAAGGTTCTGATCCCGGCTCAAGTTTAAGTCCTAGTAATTCAAATCCTCTTTCAAACATAGACTCCCATTCACCTCTTGAGTCTTTGTCTGCCTGATAGTTTTCTATAGTATCAATAGCTATATCAAATAATTTTTCTTCATCTAAAGTTTCTGATAAATCACCATACCATTCTTCTATCGCTTGAGAAGGTTCCATTGTAATATCTTCATTAGCAAAATCTACAATAACTCCACCATCATCTTCTACCTGAAAGGTAGCATTTATATCTGTTTCTTCGGCTGGAGGCATAGGAACTACATTAGATACTTCCTGTGGTATTTGCTCAAACGGATTTCTTTCTGTTGCCATATTAGGAACGTCCTTGTAAATTTAATCTTATTTTAGCTTCTTCTTCTGTGATACCTTGATTATTCATTAGTATTCTTATTCTAGTTTTATCTCCTTCAGTTAAAGAAGGTAAAGAAACTGTACTTTCTTTTGCTGCTTCTTTAGTTTCTTCTTCTACTTCTTTTAATTCTTTTTTAAACTTTTTAACACCCGGTACTTCTGGAGCTAATGATCCAACAGATAAACTGTCATCATATCCGGGTTCATTTTCAGGAGATATGACAGTAATAGATCCATCATCATGTACATGTACTGGTACTCCATTAATCTCTGCTGTACCTATAAGACCCATACCTTTAAATAGACTACCTAATCCGTAGGTTGCAAGAAAACCGGGTACGCCTTTACCTTTATTTTCTACAAAACTACCACCAAAAATATCTTTAGCAGCTTCTAGAGTTGCTTCTTTTTCAGCTTCTTCTTGATCTTTTTTAGGGGAGGTTTCGTTTACTCTATTGGCTTTAGCCGTTACCATAGCATTTCTAAATTTATTTTGTAAGTTATTTAGATTTTGTTCAAAAGCTACATCTTCTTTAGTGTAACCCGGTCTTCTAGCTAAATCTGCATCAGATCTAAATCTTTGAGCTGCTGAAGAAAGACCTAAAGTTTTACTGAATGAGTCAGGAAGAAGATTAGCAATAAATCTTTCAAGACCACTTACATCTTCATATTGTCCTAGTTCACTTGACTCAGGATCTGGACTTAAATAAGTTTGGGCAATATCTACACCTGCTACTTCAGATGGTCCCATTAATCCTACTCTTTCTTGTGGATCTGGTGCAAAAGCAAAGTCACCCATATAAGCTGCATCTGGTAAATCTGAGGATACACTTGGTGCATCTACTGTTTCACTTTCTGAAGGCCCATAGGAATAAGCATCATAATCATAGGTAGCTGCTGATCTATCATCTGTAAAATCATCTGTAAAAGTATCTCCTAATCCTACATCTGATGCAGTGTAATCATAATCAAAATCTCCACCATCAAACTTTTTTACGATGCCAGATAAGCCACCTCCATGTTTCAATGCATAATAACCAGACATATCTACACTATAGTCACCATATGGATCGTAGCTTTCCCAAGTTTCTTCTGTTTGATATTCTGGTGTATCCATATAAGATAAGTCAGGTGCAGGGGACCATAATTGTCCACTACCTTTGCTAGGCATTCCTTCACCCATAGATGTTCTTGCAGGTTCACCCATTTCTGCATCCTCTAATTCAAGTTCAGATGCTCTTTGTGCTGCTTGTGACATAGCCATTTGATCTGGACTAATTGGACCATATACCATACCTTGAGTAGTAGGTTGAGTAGTAGGTTTATCAGGTTGTTGAAAACCACCCATTAAAGTTGTAATCGCTCTTTGAAAAGCATTAGGAGAAGGTCTAGCACCTCTACCATACCTACCTGCATCTCTTGCTCTTTCAGCTTCTTCAGCCTCTCTGTCAGCAGCTTGTCGAGCTTCTCTTTCTTCTCTTTGTCGAGTAAAATCAGCCATGCTTTCTAATAAAGTACGTGTTGTCCTAGGTTTACCAAACATACCGGGTGTATAAGCTCTGCTAGGAGGAGATTGTAGCATATTACCACCAATTAAAAGATTAGGATCATATTCAGTTCTTGATTTCTCTACTTGATATGCAGGATCTGACGTTGGTACTGTAGATATTGTTCCTATCTCTGTACTTCTATTAGGATAAGCAAAACCAATAGGAGATTGTAGCATGTTAGCACCTGCTGGAGAAGGTCTAACTCCTCTACCATACCTACCTGCATCTCTTGCTTCAGCTTCTTTCTCTGCTTGCTCTCTTGTAATTTGTTCAGCTAAAGAAGCAGATCCTGTTGGTATTAGATTACTTTCTCTAGTAGGTTTTCTACCGGGAAGTGTTTGACCTAAAGGTGAAGGTCTAGCACCTCTACCAAGTCTACCAAATATCCCATAAGCTGAAGTTTCACCTCTAGTAGGTACATTATTTGTTTGTAATGCTTTTTCTATATCTTTTGTATTTATATCTCTACCCCAATCAGGAGCTATTCTATCTGTTGTCTGATCAAATCTAGGATCATATAATCCACGTTCATCAAAACCTTCTATAGTATAGTAGTTACCATCATCACCTAAAAACATTTCTTGTAGACCCATATCTGTTTCCATTAATTTAGTAGGTCCACCAGATTGCCTATATACAACAGGCATTTCACGTAGAGATGCAAGTCCACCTCCTCGTCTAGGTAACTTTATTTTTGTTATTTCTATTTCAGGTGACATACCTATAGCATCTTTAGCTAGATTTTTTGCAAGTTTAAATGTATCAGACATAGAATTATTCCCCTTAGTTTTTCCCCGATCCGTAATCTATTATACCACAAAATTAACTATTTCACAAATTAAAATGTCCAATAGGTACTTTTTTCACTTCTAGGTTCATCTTCAAAGTCTGGATCATCGGGATGTGTTAAATGCCAAGACTCTTTCATATAGTGGACTGCCATTGTTAGAGCGTCCACTTGGTCATCATGAGCAGCATTGGGAAACCGTATAAGCTCCTCTACTAGGTCATCTGACCACTTCTTACCTTTGGGTATCCATAGACGACCTGCTTCCATAATAGGTGAAGCTGCGTAAACTCTGGATACCTTATCTCTATCTGGTGTGTACTCCATTACAGGTAGGCCACCTCTTCTCATATCCTGTATTAGGGATTGACCACTTGCTTTCTTTTCAATCATACATACATCTGGTCTGTGTTGATTATATAGTTTCTGTGCAAGTTTCCTTAGTTCGGGGTATTCAAACCTTCCCTTAATATTTCCCAGAAGTATTAGCTGTGGAGCAAATGTCTCTATACCATGCTCATCATGATCATATACATGGAATATGCCCCATGTCTGAATAACACTGTAGTCTGCTGTAGTTCTGGTAGAGAAAGCTGTATCATAGGTTTGTATTACAAAGTCACATGCAGGAGGTTCTGGTTCTTCCCAATACTGTATCCATTTCTTTTTTATTAGACCACCTTCTTCTGGTGTAGGATCTTGCATATAGAGAGAGTTCCAGTATCTAGCTCCATTACTAGCTTTGATTTCATTCTCATCTATTTGAAGTATATGATCTGGTTTCCACTCTGGAAAGTAACTACCACCTACAGGTAAGTCCAGAAGTTCGGCTGCTTCTTCATCTAGCCATGCAGGTATTTTAATTACCTCCCAAGGAGTTGTTTCGTATTCGGACATATCTTCTTGTTGCTTTAGCAGCCATCCACACAGATCATCGTAGTGATACCTTGTATTGATAATGACGATAGCACCATTTGGCATTATTCGGGTTCTTAAACCTGCTGGATACCACTCTTTTACATATCGTCTACCTGCTTCAGAGTAGGAATCTTCTTCAGACATGACATCATCTAGTATTGCTATATGCGCTCCTCGACCTGCTATCTGTGATCTAACACCAGCAGCATAATACATACCACCATGATTTGTCTTCCACTTACCAGCAGCCCTTACATCGCTTCTTAATTGGACACCTCTAAAGATTTTTTGAAACTCTTCTGTATTTACAATGTCTCTTACGGATCTACCAAAGTCAGATGATAGCTGATCACTGTGAGAGACAGTCAATATCTCATGTTCAGGGTTACGACCTATATACCATGCAGGGAAAAGCTTAGAACATATAACTGATTTAGAGGAACGTGGAGGAAGAAAGACCATAAGTCTCTTTATTTCTCCTTCTTCTAACTGCTTTAGCTTATTGGATATAACTTGTATATGCTTACCCATTCTAAAGTCAGACACAAGAGAAGGAGCCATCATCCTTACAAAGGTTAGAAAGTCTGATTTTGATTGTTGTTCTACTTTTTGTGAAAGAAGTCCTTTAAGGTTTATAAAAGACTCTAATAAATTCTCTTCTAAATTATTCATAATACTATTATACACTATAATATCTAATTATACAAGTACTAAAATAAAAATATATATAATTAAATTTATAATTACTAAAGTATAATNTAATTAGTACTTAAGTATCCCGACATTTGTAGGATTATNGACCCTGTTTTTTTGTCAATTTTCCTCCATTCCCTAATATATAGCATGACAAGGGGGTCGGCAGATTTTTTTAGGCGGGTTCTACAAAATTTTAATGTAGTTTAGACAGCCTATTTAACAGATACCTTG